GACAATCACAAAGGCAGGCGGAATCTGCTCAAGACCTCTTGCCTCGGCGAAATTCTTGGCCTCTTTGACGGCCTCATCCCAAAAGGCGGGCAAGGAGATGGCCTTTCGATTCTTTAACTCTAAAACATAAGTCTTTCCTGCAATGATGGCCACGATGTCGCCCTCATCCTTTTTGCCAACGAGGCGCATTCGCTCGGCAATGACATTCTTGGAGCGAAGCCATTTCAAAACGCCTATCTCAAAGGCTGCGCCTTTCCTTCCGCTTGGATTTGCCATAATTAGGAAAGAACCTTTCTAAGCCTCTTCTGCTTGGCCTCCCAAGCTTGGGCCTGCCTTATGCCTTCCTCAAGCGGATCATCGTGAGCCTCTAGGATGGCCCAAAAAAGCCCCAAAATGGCCAAAACGGCCCCAAAAATAAAAAACTCCATTCGCATCCCTTCTTTTCTTTGCCTAACTATGGGGCCGAGGGGGCTCAATTTAGGCGGGGCGCGCCGAAGGCGCAAGGGGCAAGCGCATGGGCAAATGCATGGATATAGGCTAATGTTGATCCTAGAAGCCAAGGCGGAGGGCCAAGGCTCTGAACGGAAGGCAAGAAATGACAAGCAATAAAATGATTGGATTCAAAACTTTGCTAAATAATGAAGAAGTCATCTTCTATGCAAAGCCTGAGCACGGCGCATTTTATGAAGTTGGATTCAATGGAGAAATTGGTTCACTTCATTGCCCAATGAATTCTGATGGCACTCCTGATATTGAAAACATCGGCGAGGTTGAAGTTGCTTGGGGTGATTGCTAATGAACGCAGTTTCTAAGGAGCAAGCATCTGCAATCTGCCAAGAAATTGAGCAGGCTGTGAGAGAAATTTTGGCAAGGCATAACATGGAAATAGCCAAAGTTCGAAGAAAATATGGAAATGCTCTTGTTTTTAATCTTGAAGCAAGCCCAATCAACTTGAATCCAAATGGAGTCAATGCGGGCTCGATTGTTGCCCAAACTTTTTTGCAATATGGAAAAGATTATGGCTTTGCTAATCCTGAAGAGGCTCTTGGCAAAACTTTCAAAAACAAGGGCAAAACTTACAAACTTGTTGGGATGAATCTCAACAAATCAAAATTCCCCGTGCAAGCAATTGATGTTGCAACGGGGCAATCATTTGGCTTCACTCTCTTGGCTTTGAAGCAAATTGAGGGATTTGATTTAGATTGCGTTCCATCTTGGATGCAAAATTCTTTTGAGGCAGGGTCATGAGCCAAATCATCTGCCCTTTTTGTGGCAAGGAAATAGAAGTAAGAAGTGGCTTTGCCTATCAAAGCCTCTCTAAGCACATCAACGCAAATCATAAGGAAAGGATTGTAAATGAAACTAACAAGTGAGGATTTTATGTATTTGCACCATACCTCAATGGAATGGGGTTCGCATTGGAAAAATCAGGCCAAGCGTTTCGAACCACCTGCTGAGCGTATTTTAGCCAGTTGGGCTTATTGGTTTGAATCTTATTCTGCTCTTTTGCTTGCAAGACAATTTCTCAATCAACACATGTTTCCATCAACAATTTTCTTTGACACGGCGACTCAGGAATGGATGTTGCTGACTGATTACGAATCTTATGAAAGCAAAGGCGATGAAGATGATTCAGATGTCTATACCATCAAAGAAAAAAGCAAAGGAGATGAAGATGAAAAAGAATCGCTCTGTCAGAATTGCCGAGCAACTATGGCGCAAGGCGCAGGCAAAGGCAAAGGCAGAAGGTAAAACTGCATCTGAGGTCATCGTTGATTTCTTGAAGGAATACATCAAATGACAACAGCCGAAATTGCGACAGCCTTTGCCGAGCGCGGATGGTTTGTTCTTCCCTGCTATCCGCAGGCGAAGATTCCATTCTTTCCGATAGCAAAGCAAGGCTACAAATCTGCCTCAAATAAGCCTGCCACAGTCAAGAAATGGTTTCAGAAATCGCCCTTGTTAAACATTGGCATCGCTTGCGCGCCCTCAAATCTCGTTGTTTTTGATGTGGATTACCGCAATGGGGGAAGCCTTGAAGGCTTGAATCAAGAAACTTTCACAGTTGCAACAGGCGATGGCTTGCATTTCTATTACAAGGCCCCGCTTGGCGCGACTTTTCCTGGAAAGCTAAGGGATGGCGTTGATATTAAGTTCAACGGATATGTCGTCAGCGCAGGATCAATGCACGAAAACGGCAAATTCTATCAAATTGTCAAGGACATTGAGCCTGCCCCTGTGATGGGATGGTGCTAAATGAATGGTTGGGATGTTCTTATCGTTTTCTTCACTGCCTTTTATGCCTTTGCCATTGGGAGGAACATCTTCTTTTGGGCTTTTCTCTCTGCCTTTTATGGCTTTTGGATACCTCTTTTGATGATTCTCTTCATGCCCAAGCGCAAGCCAAGCGCAATCATCTTCCCGCAATGGTTTATGGATTGGGCAGGCCCTAAATACATCAATCGCTCAATCAAGAAGATGGAAAAGGAGTTTTAGATGCCCTTCAAGGCTCTATCAATGCCCTCTTCCAAAGAGATGCGAGGCTCATAGAAGGAGAGCATCTTGCGAGTATCGCCGACCCGATATGCGACCCCAACAGGAGCAGTCGGGTTGGTTCTAATTTCAGCCAAATAACCTGCCTGCATCATCACAAGTTCTGCCAAATCAATGAACGAAGTTGGCCTGCCTGAGCAAAGATTGGAAATCTCAATCTTGTTTGTAATCGCCTCAAAGGTCGCCCTTATAACATCCTCGATGTGAATGAAATCCCGCACCTGCGTTCCTTTGCCCCAAACATCAAAAGGCGCTTGCTTCTCCTTGCCTCGCTTGATAAATGATGGAAAGGGATAGTCAAGGCTTTGATCCGAGCCATAACCTGAAAAGGGGCGAAGAATGCTGATGCTCAAGCCTTCGGCGCGAGCATAGGAGGCAAGCTTTTCCCCTGATAATTTTGCCCATCCATAGGTCATGTCCGGAGTTCTTATGTGGTCAAGATTTATGTCGGACTCTTTGAGTTTTTGCTTATATTCTAAGCGTTGCAAAAAAATTGGATAAGCGGCAGAGGATGAGAAATAAACCAAGTGTCCAGGGCGCGTTCGCAAAGCCCATTGGAAGAGGTCGGCATCGATGGCAAGGTCTGCGGCAACTGCCAAGGGGTTGCCCTCAATGGTTGCTCGCCCGCCGACAATAGCTGCCAAGTGAATTACAACATCAAACTTTGTGTCATCTTTGGCAAAGAAATCCCTGACATCTCGCCCGTTCTTTATGTCAATGCCTGTGATGTTATTGAGTTTTGAGTCTAAGTGTTTCTTGAAATTAGTGCCAACAAAACCTGCATCGCCTGTGATTAGAATTTTCATTGGCGCAAATCTCGCAAGAGGACTTGATAGTCCTCGCTCTTGATGTAAGAGTCATAGGCCAAGGCATCGAATGAATAAATCTCTTGGGCATTGACTGCGCGATAGCCTGCATCCCATTCGGCTTTGCCGGCAATCGGATGGCAATGTTCAATGATCACTTCAGGCAGATAGACAAGGTTGCCAAGGTCTTGACCTATCTTCTTCCAAAAGTTGTCAAGATAGAGATGTTTGAGCTTTGGCGGAACCATCCCGCCGAGGGCGATGACGATGGCTTTTGACATCATCACGGCAGTTGGCAAGTTCTCGCCTTGCAAAAGGTCATTGCCATAGGAAATGCCAGGGGCGGTGCCTATGGCTTTACTCAATGCAATATCCCAATCAGGTGTTCTGAATCTATGGTCATCGCCAATGAAGGTAAAAAACTCGTATTCATTGGCATACTTCTTGGCAGCGACATTGACAGGATAGGCCATTCCCCTTGTGGTGTTTTCAATCTCCAAGATGTATTCGACACCGACTGCGGTGCGATAATTTATTAGTTCCTCATCATCTTTGTCCACAACGAAGAGCAGGTCAGAGCGACAAGAGAACTGCCTGTGTGCTTGCAGAACTTCAACTGCATTCTTTGGCCTGCCTCTTGTTGGCACAAGCACTAGATTATTTTTCACTATCATTGATTTCCCCATAAATAGCGGTGTAAGCCGCCAAGTCGATGATGCTATCTTCGTGGTCAGGTGTCTGAATCAAGCGAGCAATTTTGACAAGACATAAACACAAAGCGACCTGTGAAGCACTTATCTCTTTTTCAAGATAAACACTCCACAGGTCGGCGATGCGCTTGTGATTGATGTATGGGTCGCCATAAATATCTTGGCGATCCGTTGCGGTGAGGCGTTTAGCCTCATCCAAAATCTTCCCCGATTTCATTTTCTTACTTACTACCGCGCCCAAACTCTGTTGCCTTTGGGTCTATGGCCTTTAATATCGGGCCAAGGAATGCTGCAACGAAACAGGCAACATAGTCTTTCAAAGGGCGTGACGGGTCAGCGAGATAGAGAGCTGCGACTGAGGCTGCTCCTGCTCTTGCGTAGGTGCTACCAACTGCGATGAGTTTTTCTTTGTCGAGCATTTGCACTCCTTGAACTTAGGTCTGCCGAAGCCCACTATGAACACCGGCAGAGATGGAAGGACTTTCCCCCGATTTTTAACTTTGTAAGCGCGAATCTTACGACATACCTGACCACCATTGCGTTGATCGCCTTTGACATCAGGTGAAGTGTTGCCCTCAATGACGATGACAGTGCCATTGGCTTTGACTTCTTCAACGATACCGATGTGGGAGATGCGGTCAATGCCATCGGCAGGAAAGTCAAAGAAGGCTAGGTCGCCAGGAAGAGGCGTGGCATCGGCGACTAATTGCCAACGCTTCGCCTCGGCGAACGCCTTTGCCCCTGCCGGTGTGTAGGTGCAATCAGGAATCTTCAAGCCAACTTGCTTGGCACACCAATTGACGAAGGCACCGCACCAAGGCTGATTCGCCTTCTGATACTTTGTTTCATTATCGGCAGGGCCTTCAATGTAGCCAAGTTCGCCTGCTGCCACTTCTAGGAACTTCTCAAATTGCGAACACATTATTTCAGCAGAGCTTCTTTCACGATGTCGGTCAGGAAGTCAACCTTATCCTCTAAGACGGCAACTTTGTCCTTTATCGAACTTCCACCATTTGGCTTGAGTTCGTTTAGGTAGTGCTTGACTAGCCACTTTACTCCAAGGGCAGTTGAGCCAAGGATGCTAAGAAGGGCGACAATAAAGCCTGCCCAATCGGTTGGATTCATTTCTCTCCTGTATCAAGAACCCCAAGTTTTCGAATTCGTCTATGTGGTCATCAATGGTGCGAGTGATCGGAAAGATGTCCTCTGTCATAGAACTGGACTATCTTGAGGGATTGTGCCTAGTTCAGAGCTGCGATCTCGTCTGCTGTCAGACCAAGTGCTGCAAGTTTAGCCTCGGCGCTTGCCTTAGCATCTGCCTTAGCCTGTGCTGCTGCTTCCTCTGCTGCCTTGATTTCTGCATAAGCAACTGTATCTGCTTCGCGCTGAGCGATTTCCTCGGCAGTTAGTTCTACTTCAGTAGTTATCCCTGTGGAGCAATCCACAATTAGTCTAGTTGGCTTTGGCATTGTTTCTCCTTATGCGTTAGATATTCCGTATAGATAAGCGGTTGAGTATTGAGCAATATCTCCTGTATCAGCAGTTAGTGTTATTTGATTAATAGCCGAAGTATCCGCCCATAATCCCCCAATCATTCTCATAAATGCAGTTGCTCCATTGTTTTCAGAAACAGAGTCCGTCATAACGGCTTTGTGTTGATTACTTGTATAATTTGGAATGTAAATAACGGCGCTTCCAAAAGTGCTTGCGGAATCAGTCGGCTGGCACATAATAAATTGTAAAACAGAGGTAGAGGAACTTATCGGACTAGCGCCTCCATTATTTTGTAAATATTTTTCACTTCTATTCGCAGTAGCGTTATTAAACTTCATAAAACAAACAGCAGAAGTTGCCGTTTCTTCTCTTGCGGAAACTAATAAAAGTAAATCGGTGTAAGTTTGTGGGATAGAGGTAAAATCAATACTAGCCGTGCCACCACTTCCTACTATTGACTTATTAATTGGAACAAAAGTTGTTGGCATTATGCTGCCGCAATTCCGTAGAGAGTTATTACTGAGCCTGAACCAAAGTCATTACTTGTGGCCGCGTCCACATCTATTTGATTTATAGCGGCGCTATTTTGCCACACTCCGCAATCTAATTCTACGCCTGAATCTGTTGAGGCTGTTCTTGCCAAAATGGATTTGTAGTAAGAGGTATTACTGTAATTTGGAAAATTCATAATAATTGTTGCTGTTGCGGCGGTAGTGCTTGGAGTTCCTGAAACTCGCGCTATGCTCCAAAATGAGGCGCTTGTATTTCTTGTGCTTGCTACTGTTGAGCCATTTCCGTAAAGTTGAGTAGTGCTATATCCACTACTATTGCCATTAACAGTTACTCTTAAAGTAGGTTGATTAGTGCTTGCGGCTTTGTAAGCCCAAACTAAAATTAAATCAGTATAAGCGGTGCTAATTGAAAGAAACTGAATTGCGCTTTGAGTGCTACTTAAAGTTTGTGATTGTATTTTTTCATAAGTTAATCCAGCCGCCATTATGCGCTCTCCTTAATTCCGTAAAGTCCATATTTACTTCCTGCTGTAAAATTATTGCCACCATCTAAATAAAATCTTAATGATGTTATCGCAGAACCACTATTATACCAACCGCTATTCATAGATGCTTCCCCTCCATAGCCTGTGTTATTTGTATCAACTCCGTGAATTCCCCTAATAGTTTTTATTTTAGTAGTATTTGTATAATCTAATAAATCAATAATGCCAACGGTAGGATAAGTTGTGTTGAATTGTCCAGTATAACCCATACCTAGAATTGCGGCGCGACTAGTTAAGTCACCGCCACTCGCAGTTGCACCACTACCAAATGTGTAGTGTGTTCTATAATCGCCAGTGCTTGTATTACCATTTATTTCCATAAACTGAGTTCCAAAACTATTTGAAAATCCGTAGTATCTTAATTGCAAATGCGTAAAAGTGCCTGGAATTCCAGTAAAAGAAATGCTTGCTTGAGTTCCAGTAAGAGTTTGAGTTTGAATAGACTCAAAACCCGGTGGAGCAGCAACAAGTTTAGAACTGGCGATGATGCCTAGAATAGTCATTAGGCAATATCTCCTACTACCAAAAATGTATTTGAAGCGGTGCAGATAATAGAGGCAGCAGATTTATTAGCGCGTAGTTTAGGTGCGCTAGAGGTTGCACCTGTGCTAGTTATTGTGACTCCTGCTCCTTGAGCAAGGGTCACCTGCCCTGCGCCAATCTGAGCTATATTGATTACATCCCCTGCGCTGAAAACAGATGGCGGAACTGTCAAAGTGATTGGGCTTGCGTTATTAAGGGTCACTAGCTGATTTAAGTTTCCTGCGACAAGCGTGTAGGTCGTGCCTGTTTCGGCATCAAATTCTAGTTTCTGTCTTAGGGTCACAGTTCCACTTGTCGCGCCCCCTGATAAGCCTGAGTCCGTGCCTGTGACTATGCCTTCGATGTCGCCCGAAGCAGGTGTTGCGAATTGGAAGAAGATAGCTGCGCTCGCGCTAGTGAAGCGAAGAACGCCACCTTGATTCTGAGCAAGAGCAAGTGATCCTGATGTTGCAACAGTTGCGGTGCCTGCGGTAATCGTGCAAACGCCTGCGCCAAGATTTATGATTGTGACAATGTCGCCTGCTGCAAACAACCCTGTGTTCACAGTGATTGTTGTTGCGCTGGCATTGCTCATAGTAATTGCATCACCAGCATCAGCAGCAACTAAAACATACGAAGCAACTTTAGCGTTCGCAGCACCACCAAGCATTGCAGTTTGCTGAAGCGATGTCATTTGCGCTGCCGTCAAGACCTGACCGGTCGTGAAGGTTTGTTTAGCCATTTCTTCTCCTTAGTATGAAAGAACTCCAATAGTTCCATCAAGCAGACCTTGAATTGTGGAATCCAAGATGAATGCCTGAATTATAGGCTCTGCGGTGAGGAAGCGTGTTGTCCAAGTGTTCGGTGTAATGTCGTGGGTGATGCCTTGAACGAATAACTCCAAGTCAAAACTTGATCCTGCCTGCCCTGTCTTTGTCACATTTATCAGCGTGAACAAATCTGATTCAAGCCCTGCCACAATGCGATTTGAGGAAGTCGAATCCATAAGATTGAAGCCGATGGAGTCAATGCGCAGGAGGGCATTCTCGCGGGCATTTAGAAGCATCTCTGCTTGGTCTAACGCCTCGGCATCGGTCTGCATCAATAAATCTGAACGCGAGCCTGAATGGATAAAGAAGGTTTCAATCGAGCTTGTGGACTGCACATTTTGGGCGACCCCGCCAAGGCGGGTGACAGT